TTACTTACGCTATACAAAATCCATTCTCGGAAATAAGTATAGTTAGTGAGTCAATCCCTCATTTAAAAAGGGGGGCATTAAAAGACTTTCAAAAGATTATGATAATGACCGATAATTATAAGGATGCAAACTTCAATCGGTCATCTTTAAAATATACATTCTCAAATAATTCCTACATCGAATTTTTTAGCGTTGACCAGCCCGATAAATTACGAGGAGCGAGAAGGGATATTCTATTCGTAAACGAGTGTAATAATATAGATTTCGAAAGCTATCAACAACTCGCAGTACGTACAAAGAAATTCATTTATTTAGATTACAACCCAACAAACGAGTTTTGGGTGCAAACAGAACTTATAAACGATATCGATTCAGACTTTGTAGTTTTAACTTACAAAGATAACGAGGCACTCGATCCAGCAATCGTCAGAGAAATTGAGAAAGCAAAAGTAAAAGCACTAACATCAACGTATTGGGCGAACTGGTGGAACGTTTACGGTTTGGGAATGCTTGGCTCACTTGAAGGCGTTATATTTCAAAATTGGGAGCAAATAGATACCATACCAAACGAGGCAAAGTTTTTAGGTTGTGGACTCGATTTCGGGTATAGCAATGATCCATCCGCTTTGATTGGAGTATATGAGTACAATGGCAAAATAATAGCTGACGAATTAATTTATTCGACTTCGCTTTTGAACTCCGATATAATTACCCTAATGAAACAAGATAGGAAAATGCCAATTTGGGCAGATAGTGCAGAGCCAAAAAGTATTGAGGAGATTCGCAGAGCTGGTTACAATATCAAACCCGTTGTTAAGGGTGCGGATTCAATTAATTTCGGTATTTCGGTATTACAACAAAAAGATATTTTAGTAACCAAGTCAAGCACCAATTTAATAAAAGAGTTGAGGCATTATAGCTGGGATGTTGACAAAACTGGGAAAAAATTAAATAGACCTATTGACGATTTTAACCACGCTATTGATGCACTTCGGTACTTTGCAATGATGCAATTTTCAATAAAGCCATCAAGAAGAGTAATTATCACTTAACAAAATCAATTTTTTACGTTATATATATATGAGAGTTATAATTCCAACAGATTTAAGCGAGATTAAACTATCCCAATACTTGAGATACAACAAAGTCATTGCCGATAATGCAAACGATGATACTTATATTTGCATTCAAATGGTTTCTATTTTCTGCAATCTAACAGTTGCTGAGGTTATGCAAATACCAGTAAATGATTTTACAGATATTGTTCAAAATATCTCAAAGGTATTGGATCAAAAGCCTCAACTCGTTAGAACTTTCAAAATGGATGGGGTTCATTATGGTTTTATTCCTAACATTGAGAAAATATCTTTAGGCGAACACGCTACAATTGACACTCTTTTGGGTAACGATGAAAACTTACCCTTATTAATGTCGGTAATGTATAGACGAATAACTAAAAAGGCTTTGCCATTTTACGAAATCGAGCCTTACGATGGTGACGAAAGCAGAGCTGTTTTGTTTAAAGACACTCCAATGGATGTAGTTGTTAGCTCTATGCTTTTTTTTTGGACTTTAAGCAAGGAATTATTAGCCAATATCCTATTGCACTTGGAGAACAAAGCGACGAGGGAGGGAGTGAATTTGGAGGAAGTTTTAGCAAACGCTGGGGGTGGTATCAATCATTTGTTAGAATTGCGAGAGAACTTAATATTCACATTCGAGAAGTTGGAGCAGAGCCTCTTCACGAGTCACTCACGCTTTTATCATATCTAATTGACGAGGCGAAAGAAGAAGCAAAAAATATAAAACAAAAATTCAACAAATGAAAGCATTTTATCAGGCGATTGATTACATAAAAACAACTTTAGAGAGTGCTCCTCTTCTAAACACAATCACTCACGGAACGGATATAATAGACAACGTTAAGAAAAACATTTTCCCATTGGCTCACATTAATGTGTTGAGCTCTTCGATTAATTCTGGGGTTGTTGACTTTACTTTTGAAATCGCAATAGTTGATATTAGAAACTTCTCAAAGATAAAAGGTAAAGATAAGTTTCTAGGGAACGATAACGAACTCGACAACCTAAACACTTGCCACGCTATTATGAACTATATGATTACTAAAATGCGTTTGCAACGTAATGACTTAGATATTGAATTAATAAACGAGCCAAGTTTGCAACCCGTTTTTATGGCGTTCACAAATGCGTTAGACGGTTGGATTTGTCAAATAGAATTAAGCGTCCCAAATAACGATTTAAGCGTTTGTTGTGATGGAAATTAAGAACGTACAAAAAACCCTTAACGAGTTCGGTGCAATGGTTATCGAAAACGCTCGTCGTAATTTAAAGACTGGAGGAAAGTTTGGAACTCACAACGCAAGTGGGAATTTGTCAAGGTCGTTAAATTTTAAAACTAAAATAAACCCTAACTCGTTGGAGTTTGATTTTTTTGCTGAGGACTATTGGAAGTTGTTAGATTACGGAACAAAAGGGAGTGAGTCAAGTAGGAAAGCACCTAACTCACCTTATCAAGCAAAAGCATCGATAGGAGCAATTGACAAATGGGTAGTCCGTAAAGGATTGAAAGGCACGAGAAACAAAGCGGGTCAATTTACAAAACGATCGCAATTAGTGGCAACCATTACAAGGTCGATTAATAAAACAGGAACACCCGAAACAAAATTTTTTAGAAGTGCATTTGATAAAGAGTATGCAAACTTTGACCAAAATGTAGCTGAAAAATATGGGTTAGATTTGGAGGAGTTTTTAAAATTTAGTTTAAAAGATATAAAATAATGAATACAATTTTTATAAGAAGTCCTTTTTTCATAACCGTAAATGAAGTAGGTCAAGTAGGTAGCAAGGTTGAATTATTTATATGGAACAATCCAGATACAATACCAACTGACCCGACATATACACTCAAGAAAAATATAGCGAGTACAACGCAAACAGAAAATACTTACAATATTTCGAACTATTGTAAGGAATTTATAAAACATATTTTCCCAGAATATTCAGATGAAACACCAAAGCCGGAAGACTTTAATAATTATTGCAACGTTACTGTTAAACGATATAAGTTAGTTGGTACTACTTACTCCTTATTAGATACTACTGATTATATAGCAGTCGAAGGATATACAAGCTATTTAGGTGGAGTTAATCAGTACTCAATTTCTGATGTTGTGCCTTTGTTCAATTCCGATATAGTTTTGAATTTACAAGAAAATCAATTGATTTATGTTAACGCTTTATTCAATGTTGGCTCTTACACTTGGAGCACTTCATTAAACGATTATGATTTTGACGTATTAGATTCTCCTAAAATAATGATGTTACCGCTATACTACGATATTAATAATAATATTAATGAGATTCTTTGGGGTGCCAATAGTACTAAAGTCTATTTAAATGAAATATGCGAACCTAAATACACACCATTAGTTTGCTCGTTTGTCAATCGTTTTGGTGGGTGGTCGTTTATTAATTTCTTTAAGGCTCAAGTAAACAGCATCGAAGTAAAAGGTAGCGAATACAATCACTATTCTGACACAATTAATTATAATGTTTACGAAGGACAAAGAAAAACATTTAATTTAAACGGAAATCAAAAGGTAAAACTTAATACAGGTTGGATTCCTCAAAACTATTCTGAATTAATACAGGATTTATTGTTAAGCGAAACCATTTTATTAGATAATAAACCAGCAAAATTAACAACAAAATCAACTAACTTAAAAACTTCTTTGCAAGATAAAAATATCAATTACGAAATGGAATTTGAATATGCTTACAGTTTAATAAATAACAATATATAATGGTTGCATTATACATCTATACTGAAAGTTTAATCGATGACACTTTATATCAAATAAATAATTTTGAAAAAAGAGTTATTGATGACGGTGGTACTTTTGAGGCTAAACAATGTTTGATAGATTCACTTAATGCGTTAGGTGGTTCAGTTGGTATTTATACAACAGCTAAAAGAATTGATTTGTTTGACGACGAAAAGATATCTTTGACATCTTCAATACAAAACATTAATGATATTAGCAAAGTTTTTACGGACTTTTCTCAATCATTCACTATTCCTGCCAACACAATTAACAATCAAATTTTCAGTCATTGGTATGAAAACAGCGTTGAGGATGGATTTAACCAAAATATAAGATATAATGGATTCATCGAAATAGACACTCAATTATTCAGGGTTGGAAAATGGCAAATAGAAAGTGCCACT